AATCTGAGATTTCCTCAGGGGTCATTCTAATTAGGCGTTGGCGAAAAAATTAGCATAATCCATATCCATCTTAATCGAATTCTCACTGTTGCATTCTTCGCATTTTACCTTAACAACTGGCACTTCCCAAACTAGTTTATTTTGTGTAATTTGTTCTTTTAATCGATCATAGACATCTTTATCACAGTTTTCTAACCATTCTTTAATGTATGGTTTTTGATTTACCACTGTATTATTAAATTCAATAGACTCTATCATTTCTGTAAAAATATCAACTTGAATTTTAGCTAGATCTTCAAACAACTGAGCAACAATTTCTTTTTGTTTCTCTTCATCTTCTAAATCACTTACTTGTCTTAATTGTTGTTGCACTTTAAAATTACGCAAACCAAATTCTGTATTATGTTTATAGCTTAAAGGTTGTGTTTTTATTGCAAAATCTTTTAACACTACACTATTTTGATATTCAGCTTTGGCAAAGTGTTCAATTATAAACCCTAAATCAATGTCATAACTGTTTTCGGTGTTGCATGTGGGACAGGTATGGTCAACATTAGATTTATTTCCGTATGTGGCTATTCTTATCGCAGTTAATATCATCTCAGTATCTAATGCACTTAGTGCCCATGCATTAGTAATAGATGGACAGCAACTTTGTATGATTTTTACCACGCTTTCTCCGGATAATAATGCATCAGGAGTTTTCATAATAATTTCGTCCATACCACTCATTCCAAAGACAGGTAAACTGTTTATGTCACCTTGAATAGTTCCTGGCGGACTGTAAATGCCGCTAGTAGGTAGTTTAATATAGATTTTAGGTTGTCTAAAGTATTGTTGTAATGGATTTCCCGCCATGCTAACTCCGATAAATAATAGATACCATATTTATATGCGCATTTTTTAGGAAAAATTTTATGCCTAGATCGGTAGAAGACCTCTTAGAAGAAAATAACAACATGTTAAGGGCTGTGTTAAGCCAAAATGCTAAAGGGCCAGCTCCTGCTGGAGGATCCACCAGTGGCAGCGGCAGTGGTTTTAGTTTTGCTAACATGATACCAGGAGTAAGTGCCTTTAACACGGCTATATCTGGAGCTTCAGGGGCTGTGTTTGGATTATGGCAGGGATCTACTAATGCAGGAACGGCTTTAAATGCCATGTCTGATACTGTTAAATCTATTCCCATACTAGGAACAGCACTTAGCGGTGTAACAGACGCCTTTAAAATGGGCGGGCAAGCAATTATTAGTACTAACGATAACTTAAACCAATCGGCAAAATACGGTGCTAATTTTAATAATAACTTAGTTGAATACGACAATTTAGTTAAAGGTGCTAGGCTCACGCAAGAAGAATACAATCAAATAGTTGCAAAAAATTCAACAGCACTTAATGGTCTAGGCGGCAATGTTAATAAAAGCCAAGCTGCATTTCTAACATTCCAAAAGGAATTTATAGAAAGCCCTATTGGTCAAGACATGAGGAAAAGGGGCTATAGCGAAAGAGAAATTGCAGAATTTGGATTAGCTAATATGGCTAATCAGCGTAATTTAAACTTGGCAAATGCAAATGGCATGAGAGATGCTTTAAATGCCACTATTATGTTTGCTGATCAACTTGACAGTACTACTAGATTAACTGGTAAAAGTAGAGAAGCACAATTAGAAGAAATAAAAACCAGAGGAGAAAATGTAGTAGTTCAAGCGGCAGTTATGCGTATGGGCGCCGACGGCATGCTCAAGTATAAAGATATACAAGCAAGTATGCAGGGACTTGGTAAAGGAGTTGGAGATCTAGCAGATGAAATTTTTACAGGCGGAGTAAGAACAAAAGAAGGTGCAGCTAAAATGGCAGCTCTAGGTCCAGCAGGTGTTGATTTAGAAAAAGCAATTTTAATGCAAAAGAACGCAAAAGATCCTGCACAAAAAGCGGAAGCAGATGCCGCAATGTTAAAAGCCAAAGCGGCAGCTACTGATTATATGAGGTCGCAAGCATTCTTAGATCTAGTGCAATACGGTGTTGGTCCGCAAGCAGACGCTGCTCGTCAAATGATGAAAGAAAACGTCGAAGCTACTGCCCTTGAAGCTAAACGTAGAGAAGAAGCAGCTAAAGGTGGGCCAGTTGATACTGCAACGCTTTTAAAGAAATCAAGAGAAGAATCAGCAAATGCAAGAATGGGGCGAGATGAATTTGGAAAACCAGTTACTGCACCTGGTGCTCAAGCAGCAGAAACAGTAAACACTGTTAATATGGCTTTAAAAGATACTGCCGCACAAATAAGCTCTGTTGGTTTTCCAAAGTTAATTGAAACGGTAGACGGCACAGATGGTAGATTTAAAAAACTTAATGATTCTATAGCTGGGCTGAATATATCTAAGATGGCTGATGCGGAAAAAAATGCAGGAGTTATTTACAAATCATTAGAAAATGCTCAAACAGGACTTAAGGAAAAATTTGGCATAAAAGACATACCTAAAGCAAAAGATACAAATCCAGCAAGTGCATTAGGTGTAACCACACCTCAGGTCAATATCAACGCTAACAACGTAAACCTTGGCAAAGGTGGCGGGTCCTTTGCCGCTGGAACAAAGGACGTATTTGGTGATTGGTTTGGCGGTGATTTTGGCGCAGGCGGATTGAGTATGTTACACGGCAAAGAAGCTGTTGTTCCGCAAGCTAAGATAGGCGAATTTGTTAATGATATGCAAAAGAAAATGTCACCTATGATGGGAGATATGGTTTCTAGTATGGAAAATATGAAGATGCCTTCATTTGATATGTCTGCTCAATTAAATGCCATGGGCGAACAGATGAAAAAGATTCAATTACCTCAAATTCCACCCATGCCGTCTGCTACTGCTCCTACACCAATGCCTGCAGGTGGAAGAGTTGAAGATGCTACTACAAAAGATCTACTCGACGCTATACATGCATTAAATAAGATGGTAGGAGAACTTGTATCTACTAGCAAAGAAGGTATTCAAGTATCTGAGAAGATTGCTCGAAAAACAGGCAACGCTAATAGATTGTTGCCTCTGTAAGGAATTATAAATGACTTGGAAAAAATATTTTACACCAGTTGAAGTGAACGGCGGGAATTTAAGCCCAATTAGTGGTTCAAATTCTAATAATAAGGCTGGCCCTGCAAAAACAAACTATTCAAGTTATTTGCCTGATGTGTATACTGGTAGTCCTAACAGAATTGACCGCTACATGCAGTACGAGGTAATGGACAGTGATCCAGAAGTTAATGCGGCCCTGGATATTTTAGCTGAATTTACCACCCAAAAAATTAAAGATGGAAAAAGCCCGTTTAATTTAAAATGGCGTAGTAAAGCTACTAACGCTGAAGTAAAAATATTAGGTGAATATCTAAATCAATGGAACAGATTACAAAAGTTTGATACAAGAATTTTCCGTATAGTTCGCAACACATTTAAGTATGGCGATGCGTTCTTTATTCGTGATCCAGAAAATTACAAATGGAATTATATTGACCCTAGTCAAGTTGTAAAAATTATTGTAAATGAAAGTGAAGGTAAAAAACCTGAACAGTATGTTATTAAAGATCTAGCACCTAATTTTGAAAGTCTAGTTGCAACTCAAATAACACCAAATATTAATCCTAGACAAAGTGGCGGCGGAATTACACCTGCAACTGGATATATGGCACAAGGGGCATCAGCAAAAGGAACGTCAGGCGGCTACGGATCTTCTAGCGGTTCAAGATTTGGTTTAAATCAGAAAGAAAGTGCAATAGAATCTGAGCATATTATTCACCTTAGCCTATCAGAAGGCTTAGACAATAACTTTCCTTTTGGCAACAGCTTATTAGAAAATGTGTTTAAAGTATACAAGCAGAAAGAATTGCTTGAAGATGCTATCTTAATCTATCGTATACAACGTGCTCCAGAGCGCAGAGTATTCCATATTGACGTAGGTAATATGCCAAGTCACATGGCTATGGCCTTTGTAGAACGTGTTAAGAATGAGATTCATCAACGTCGTATTCCGTCACAAACAGGAGGCGGACAGAATGTCATAGACTCTGCATACAACCCTCTAAGCATTAATGAAGATTATTTCTTCCCTAAAACAGCAGACGGCAAAGGATCAGACGTCACAATGCTAGAAGGCGGTAAGAATATTGGCGAAATTGACGATCTACGCTATTTTACTAACAAGTTATTTCGCGGGTTACGAATACCTAGTAGTTATTTGCCAACAGGTCAAGAAGATAGCCAAGCTACTTTTAATGACGGGCGTGTAGGTACTGCTTACATACAAGAATTGCGTTTTAACAAGTATTGCGAACGATTACAAAGCCTAATTACTAGTGTATTTGATGAGGAATTTAAACTATATCTTAACACTAGAGGTTTAAATATTGACAATAATTTATTTGAATTAAGTTTTAATCCGCCTCTAAACTTTGCATCAAGCCGACAAGCAACTATAGATGCTGAACGCATTAACACATTTAACACTATTCAACAAGTACCGTTTATGAGTAAACGATTTGCTCTTAAACGTTTTTTAAATTTAACAGAAGAAGAAATAGCAGAAAACGAACGTTTATGGGCAGAAGAAAATGGCAAGGGACAACCTACAAGCACTGATGCTGCCGGAGAATTGCGTTCAGCAGGTTTAAGCGCCAGCGGTATTGAGGGTGATTTAGGTGCAGTTAGTGACTTATCCGCTCCCCAAGATCTTGCAGGAGAACCTGGTACCGAACCTGGAGCTGCTAGTCCAGTTGGAGGAGCTGCTCCGCCACCCGCCGGGCCAGCAGGTCCTGTATAAATAGTGTTATGATTTTAAGAGAATTATTTTATATTGATCCTAATACTAGGCACATGGCAAATGACTTGCGCTATGAGCCTAAGAACGACCAATCTCAAATTTATTCTACGGATACTAGGAAGACTAGATTAACACTTAAACAAATAAATGAAATAAGAAAAAGCACTGAGGCGCACATTCTTGAACAAGAAAGTGAATTAGAATTTATACATTCAATGTATGCGGCGCCTCCAGCAGCACCTAAATAAGGCAAAAATACCTTAAAACTGATCGTTTTACAGGTATATCTACGCATTTTTACAGCAAAAATGTAAATATACTACAGCCTTGTATAACCATCACAGGAGAATATGAACATGACTGATCGCGCTCAATTTGAAGCAATGCTTGAAGCTTTGATCAATGAAGATCAAGAAACAGCAAAAGAGATTTTTCACAATATCGTAGTAGCAAAATCTCGTGAAATCTACGAAGAATTACTAAGTGAAGACTTTGGCCAGGAAGAAGAGGAAGAAGAAGGTATGGAAGAAGAAGGTGTCGAAGACGACGCTGATGACGACACTGAAACTGACGCTGAAGACGACGCTGATGACGACACTGAAACTGACGCTGATGCCGAAGAAGATGACTTTGGTGGTGAAGAAGAAGATGACTTCGGTGACGAAGAGGGTGGTGACGAAGGTTTAGAAGACCGCGTTATGGACCTAGAAGATGCTTTAGAAGACCTAAAAGCAGAATTTGAACAACTATTAGCTGGTGAAGAAGCTGAAGGCCATGACATGGGCGGAATGGACGACATGGGCGATGACGACATGGGCGGAATGGACGACATGGGCGCCGACTTAGATTCTGAACTAGAAGCAGACGAAGAAATGATGCCTATGATGGAGTATAAAAACTTGGTAAAAGTTGCTCCTGCAAAAATGGGTGACGACGGTGTAAACAACAAGTCAGCAGTTGCTGGTAAGAATGATATGGGCGGTACAACTGCTAACATGACTAAGTCTTTCAGCACAACCAGTGGCGGCACAAAGGGCGGTTTATCTGCTCCTACACCAAAAGATATGAATACTGGTAACATTAATACAGTTCCAGGCAAAGCCGGCAAAGCATTTTCAACAAGAGTGCCAGCTGGCCACGGCGCAGAAAAGAAAGGTGCAAGCGAGAAAGCTGATAACAAAAACAGTATGCTCAACGGCGCTCCAAAGCGTGCCAAATAATAACAGAGACTAATTAAAATTATGTCTTTATACCTCCGAGAGAATCTCAGTTTCAACGAAGCCAAAATGGTCGTTGAATCTGATGACAAAGAAGGAAAGAACTTATACATGTCCGGGATTTGTATCCAGGGCGGTATAAAAAACGCTAACCAGCGTGTTTATCCTGTGCAAGAGATTGGCAAGGCTGTCAAAACCCTTAACGATCAGATTCAAAACGGCTATTCAGTTCTCGGAGAAGTAGATCATCCTGATGATCTAAAAATTAACCTGGACCGTGTATCGCACATGATAGTAAACATGTGGATGGATGGTCCAAATGGTTATGGGAAGTTGAAAATACTTCCCACCCCTATGGGGCAATTAATTCGTACGATGCTAGAATCTGGTGTAAAACTAGGTGTTAGCTCACGCGGATCCGGTAACGTCAGAGATGACGGTTCCGGTGAAGTTTCAGATTTTGAGATTATCACAGTAGATATGGTAGCTCAACCTAGTGCTCCTGGAGCGTATCCTACACCAATTTATGAACACCTGATGAACAGTCGTGGTGGATTCAATGCCTTGCGTATAGCGCAAGAGGTGAAGGGCGATCCTAAGGCACAAAAATATCTCAAAGAGAGCTTATTAGGTATAATAAGCAAACTCCAATAACAAGGAGAATCACATGTTGGATGCACTTAAAACGCTTTTTGAAAATAATGTGATTTCTGAAGAGATCAAAGAGTCTATTGAGTTAGCTTGGGAACAACGCATTAGCGAGAACCGTGAACAAGTAGCTCAATCTCTACGCGAAGAATTTGCACAAAAATATGAACATGACAAATCAACAATGGTTGAAGCAGTAGATCGTATGCTCGCTGAACAACTAAGTGCTGAATTGGTTGAATTTGCAGATGATCGTCGTCAACTTGCCGAGATGAAAGTCAAGTACGCAAGAGCGATGAAACAAAATGCAGGTTTAATGAATGAATTTGTCAAGCGCCAACTAGTAGCTGAAGTTCGTGAACTACACGAAGATCAAGTTGCAATGGCTAGTAAATTTGGTAAATTAGAAGAATTCGTCGTAGAAGCTCTAGCTCAAGAAATTACAGAGTTTTTTAAAGACAAACAGGATTTAGCTGAAACAAAAGTTCGCTTAATCCGTGAAGGCCGTAAAGAAATACAAAAAGTTAAAGAAGCATTTGTTCAACGTGCCGCTAAAATGGTCGAAAGTGTTGTGGATACGAACCTACGTTCAGAAATCACATCACTTAAAGAAGACATTGAAGCAGCTCGTCGCGCAGATTTTGGTCGTAAGTTGTTCGAGGCTTTTGCTGCCGAATACTCAACCAGCTACTTAAACGAAAAATCAGAAACTGCAAAATTACTCAAGGTCATAGACATGAAAGATTTAGCAATTCAAGAAGCAGCGAAAGCTGTTGTGAAAGCTGAACAAATCTTAGAAAGTAAAGAAGCAGAAATCGTTGATTTAAAAGAATCTCAAACCCGTAAAGAAATTATGGGTGAATTGCTTGCTCCTCTAAACAAAGAGCAACGCGAGATTATGAGTGAATTAATGGAGAGTGTGAAGACTACTAAATTAAACGAAAGTTTTGACAAGTATCTTCCAGCAGTCTTAAATGGCAAAACACAGCAGAAGAAACAGGCACTAGTAGAGGCAAAAGAAGTTACAGGAAATAAACAAATTTCCAACACCAACCGTAGCAGTGAGGAAGATACAAATATCGTAGATATCCGTAAACTCGCTGGACTAAAAATTTAAGGAGAAATTTAAATGTCAGAACTACTCACAGGACGTTGGGCAGAAACTAAAGAAGCCCTATTAGAAGGCTTACAAGGCACAAAGAAATCAGTAATGGGAGTTACACTTGAGAATACTCGTAAGTATCTTATTGAATCCCCAACTGCTGGTGCTACTTCTGCCGGCAACGTTGCAACATTAAATCGCGTGATCCTTCCAGTGATCCGTCGCGTTATGCCAACCGTTATCGCTAACGAATTAGTTGGTGTACAACCAATGACTGGACCAGTCGGTCAAATCCACACATTACGTGTACGTTATGCAGACACATCATCAAATGCTGGCGTATTAGCAGGTGAAGAGGCATTAAGCCCATTCAAAATTGCTAGTAGCTATTCTGGTAATGCAGCAGGCGAAAGCGGTATTGGTGGCGGTGGCCCAGCTAAGGCAGCTTCAACAGCTACCCTAGAAGGACAAGCTGGTAACAGATTAAGCATCCAAATCCTCAAGCAAACTGTCGAGGCTAAGACTCGTAAGTTAAGTGCTCGTTGGACATTTGAAGCTGCTCAAGACGCACAAGCTCAACAAGGTATTGACGTCGAAGCAGAAGTAATGGCTGCTTTAGCTCAAGAAATTACAGCTGAAATCGACCAAGAAATTATCGCTAGTTTAACAAGTTTAGCTGGTACAGCTACACAAACT